CCAAAAGAAACTTCGGACTCCCCAAACAAACAAAAAAATTAACACCATGGCGCTATTTGACAATAATTGGTATAGGTGTTATACTCTTAGTATGCTTGATAAAATAAAAAATATATTCAACAAAAAGCAGACAGTAGAAAAAACTGCTAAGGACATAGCTACTGAGGCTGGTGATCCTTATATAAAAGTGTTAGACACTAATGTTGATCCAAAAAATCCAAAGTATGGCTATTTTGAATTAGATTGGAATGTTCATTTTGTAAACAACCTTAAAACACATGGATTTTCTGGCAACACAGATGAGGAAGTTGTTGATCATTGGTTTTCAGTGTTGTGTAACACTATAGCCACTGAAGAAACTCCAATGGCAAATGACAATCAAATTATAAAAGAAACAAAAAGAGAAGATGGAAAAACAGAAATCTCCTAAAACATATTTGCTGTTCGATTCAGCAAATACATTTTTTCGTGCAAGGCATGTTGTTAGAGGAGATGACATCTATACAAAAACTGGCCTAGCTTTGCATATCTGTATGAACTCAGTAAAAAAGTGTTATGAAAGATTCAAAGCGGATCATGTTGTGTTTTGTTTCGAAGGACGATCTTGGCGAAAAGACTTTTATCCTAAGTACAAGCAAAATAGAAAAGAAACAAGAGATGCCATGTCGCCATCTGAACAAGAAGCAGATAAAATATTTTGGGAAACTTTCGATGAACTTAAAAGTTTTGTAGAAGAAAAAACAAATTGCACTACTCTTAGACATCAAGAATTAGAAGCAGATGATCTTATCGCCGGTTGGGTACATTCACATCCAAATGATAAACATGTAATTGTTTCTTCTGATTCTGATTTTTATCAATTGTTATCTGATAATGTAAGTCAATACAATGGCATTACAGACACACTTATTACAATAAATGGCTTCTATGACGATAAAAACAATGAAATAATAGACAAAAAAACAAAAGAGGCAAAATTGCCTCCTGATCCAGAATGGTTGTTATTTGAAAAGTGTATGCGAGGTGATTCATCAGACAACGTGTTTTCAGCCTTTCCAAAAGTTCGCACTACTAAACTTAAGGAAGCATTTGTGGACAGAAAAAACCAAGGATTTATTTGGAACAACATGATGCTGACTAGGTGGGTTGATCATGATGGCAAAGAAAGAATAGTGCGTGATGAATATACAACTAACCAACAATTGATTGATCTTGCACAACAGCCTGATCATATCAAAAAAATTATTGCAGAAACAATCGCTGACGCAACTGATGATCCAAAAAAGGTTGCAAATGTTGGTATTCATCTGTTAAAATTTTGTAATAAACATGAATTAGTGAGGATACGAGACAATGTTAAATTTTATGCAGAACCTTTCAATGCCAGACTCTATCAAGACCAAACAATTACTGCCTGATAGATTCTGGATTATCGAACACAACGGATCAAGAATTGGTACAATTCAGAGGCATGATATAAATCAATTTATTGTTACTGGCTCTGACTCTTCAGTATCAACTTTAACACTTGATGAAATAGAAGAACATTTTGGATTGTTTAGTGAAACGGACATATCAGAAGTTAAAGAAGATGTGGTAGTGGATAAAGAATGCTATGGATACCCAACAAAGCATGTTCCATATAATGCTGTGTATGATGTGCAACACAAACTGCCATTGTATTCTAAATCAAAAAATTCTAATAACATGTATGCGGCAGGCTATTACTGTGTAAAATTTCCAAAAGGTTGGGTAAAAGGATTTTGTCCAAAACTTAGCACCATTGCACACAATGAATACAAAGGTCCATTCAAAACTGTGATTGAACAAAGGAAAGTATTTTCAGATGTCCACAAAAGTTGATGACACCTTACATTTAAAAAACTTTATTGATGTAATCAATCGAGCAGACAACTCACAACAACGAGAAATAAAAATTGATATTGAACACGCTAAACGTGTCCGCAATGCACTAACCACACTTCTTATTCATTATGTTGAAATCATCAGTAGACGAAGCGGCCAATCATCCGATATAAGTATGGACGGAGGAAATTTTAAATGAATATAGTATGGACAAAGCCAGGTTGTACATTTTGCGACATGGCAAAAACTTTATTGAAGGAAAAAAACATAGAATTTGAAGAAAGAAATCTTGGCAATGGATGGACAACCGAACAACTGTGGGAGTCTGTGCCTGGCGCAAGGTCTATGCCGCAAATTGTTTTAGATGGAAAAGTCATTGGCACATATCAACATTTAAAACAGCATTTTTCGATATAAAATTCAGATAAATACTCATATAATGAGTAGACCAAAACCAAAGATACTTTTACAGTACACCAACAAAAAATCCTATAAGATGGAGGAGGTGTTAGAGTCAACAGCAATATGGGCTGTATTTCACAAAGGTAATCCAATTAATCTTAAATCATCTTCTATTATATCAAACTATCCTGGACCAAAATATAAAAAAGTTTCCTTTTCAAATCCCGGACATGCTTTCAATCTTGCTCAAAAATTAAACATCATGTTCAAATGCAATGATTTTGCTGTATATGAACTCAGCCAAGGCAAGCAATTGAAAGATGAAACTAACTAAATCTAGACTTGCAGAACTAATAAAACAACAGTGTGATCTCACAACTAGCACTGAAAAAACAATCAAAATAATGTTTAGGAACTTTAAACACGAAGACAGTCACTTTCAATTAAACTATAAAGGATACCATCTTATGAAATATGCAAAATTCAAATGGTACAAAATCAAAATTTCATCCAAACTTACTATGAAGGCACTTTTGAATTTGGACCGCAACTGCCCTGCTCCTTACTACATAAATGGCAAAAGAACATATGTGTTTATGTTTTCTGAGCAACCAGCAGTAATGCTACAATTACTGGATGGTGATCTAAAAAACTTCCAGTTATAGCGGCTTTTGTGCTGGTTGACATAATACCATGTGGCTTTATAATAAAGGCATAAGGAGAGTATATAAAGATGAGCAACAAAACTATAGAAACTACAAGACAAATAGGTCCAAATCAGGCTATCACAGCACTTCAGCACTGCATTGATATAAAAAGGCCAGTAATGATCTGGGGTGCGCCAGGTATTGGCAAATCAGACATTGTCAAGAAGATTGGAGACGAACAGTCACGTGAAGTGATTGATATAAGATTACCATTATGGGAACCTACTGACATAAAAGGAATCCCTTTCTATAATTCGAAATCAAATGCAATGGAATGGGCACCACCCATTGAACTGCCTTCCGATCCAAAAAGTAAAGCAATTTTATTTTTAGATGAAATAAATGCGGCTCCTCCTGCTGTGCAGGCCGCGGCATATCAACTTATATTGAATAGAAAAGTTGGCGCATACACACTGCCCGAAGGCGTATCGATTGTGGCCGCTGGTAATAGGGAAACTGATAGGGGCGTGACTTTCAGAATGCCTGCTCCGCTTTCTAATCGATTTGTCCATATTGAAATGAAAGTAGACTTTGATGATTGGTTCGAATGGGCAACACTTAATAATATTCATGCAGATGTGGTGGGTTATTGCACATTTGCAAAAAATGATTTGTATGACTTTGATCCAAAAGGATCATCTAAGGCGTTTGCAACGCCAAGGACTTGGTCTTTTGTAAGTCAATTACTAACAGAACACCTGCCGGATAATACTCTCACTGATCTGGTTGCAGGTGCTGTTGGGGAAGGCACAGCCATCAAATTTATGGCTCATCGTAAAATTGCGGCTGACCTTCCCAATCCAACAGATATACTATCCGGCAAAGTTAAGAAGATGCCAAAAAAAGTTGAAGTGTCAGGACAATATTCATTGGCAGTTTCAATGTGTTACGAACTTAAAGAAAATGAACAAACCAAAGAGTTCGACAAAATGGCAGACCACTTCCTTAACTTTATGATGGACAACTTTGACACTGAACTTACAGTGATGGGTGCCAAAATTGCATTGTCCACATACAAACTTCCTATGAAGCCAAGCAAATTAAAGTCATTTAATAAGTTTCATGAAAAATTTGGCAAGTATGTTGTAGCAAGTATGGAGGGATAATGAGGACTCCACAAGAAGAAAAAATTACAACTGCTAGAGTATCTTTGTTGTTGAAGAAGCCATTCTTTGGCAACATGGCAACAAGATTGAAACTTATAG